TGACTCGTTAGCGACCCTCCTATGGCTTGATTTAATACCAAACCTCTATACATAGACGAAATATAAATTGGTGTCTTAAAATGCTCCCTAATAGGCTCAAAAACCTTTTCCGCCAAGAGTTTCATATTATCAACAACATCATCATTAGGATTGTTGTTTTTAATTTTCAATCTGTCGGCAGTATCTGAATCAGTACATTCGTCAAAACTTAAATGTTTACTTATTTGCATCCTCTTTTTTTGTTATAAGTTTATAAATCATAATTCCGGTATAAATTATTGACATTGCCAAGAGCAATAATTTCATTGTGCTTTCTATATTAGTGAATGAAAGACCAAAGATTGTCCCATTTACTGCAAATACTTCTATATTTTTACTGCTCATTGCTATTCTGTTTGTTTAAGTATTCAAGCATTTTTTGGATGTTTACATCTTTCACCTTATAGATTGACGATGTCTTTGTCTTTTTAGGCTCTTTTGCTTTGATTTGCTTGTTTATTTTCATTGTCTGGTATATTCTTATTTCTTATTCAAAATAATGCCTTAAAACGCATTATTTAAAGCACCCATCCAACTGGATTTGGTTTGGTATCTGGAAACATATTATCGTTTGCATTCTGAAAATACTCTGGGAATTTACTCGATGCATAGATTCCCATATAATCAACGAATCTTTTGGCATAAAAGTCTGCAAATGTTCGGTGTTTTTGAACAAGAATATCAAGTTCCTCTTTTGATACTGTTTCAGAGTTTTCACTACGATGACGAAAGACTCCTCCGTTTCGAATTTGGTAATTTGCGAAGGGAAGGTAATCAATGAGAGAAAAATGTATGAGCATAGGTTGCACATAATCTGTAACCAAATCCAAATAGTCTCCAGTCAAAGTTGATGCGTTTATTTTGGTTGTGATTGCATCATATAATTTTGTGCCAAGATAATTCTGCACGTGCATCTGTTGTGCTATCTTGATAAAATTAATAAACAAATCGGTGTCCACATTCCCATTGAGAATTGAATTTGATTTTAAGTCTTTTGGTGTTATGAATAATGTTGTTGCCATAGTTATCTCATATCGTGTGGTGCTTTGTACACTCGGTTATCATTTGTTGGTGCTATCTCTCCGGCTCTTCTTACATCTGCTGGACTTGATGGTTGTGCCGATGTATTTTTACCACTTCCTATTTTTCTGTACATTTCTCGCATCCAAAAATGTTTGCAAGTTCCGTTTGGAAATTCTTCAGAAAGTTTGCCACCACCTTTCCAAAGAAATATATCATAAGGCTCATCTGGATTAGGACTCATTCCAAAACCCGGATTTACTGTTCTTTGGCTCATTTCTGCAATATCCTCTTTTCTGTATAGTTTATTGGCTTTCATCATTTTTTGACAAAATTCACGTTCTGGATTTGGATTGCCTCCATATCTGTATCGTGTTATGTATAATGGACTATCTTGCTCGGATGGACTTTTAGTTCTTGCAGTTCCAGTTGAAGCACTTGCCAAATATGTAGCATTAAGTTTGTTCATTTGCTCGTCTAAACTTGCTTCATTATCATAGTCAACTGGTTCTGAACTTACCAACTCATATTCGTTTAAATCTATGTCTTCACCATATTGTGACAAATCCGTTGTTGGCTCAACTGGCTCATTTTGTGGGACAGTTGCTTTTAATCCAACCAAAGAGCGAATCTCATCCGCAGTCATTGACTCCAGAACTTTGTTTGCAACCAATGGTGAAAGTGAATTGATTCCATCAATGATTGAATTTGATTTCTCTGTGACTGTCAATTCATTGTTTGCATCTAACGGTTGAAGAGTTTTGAAATAAAGATTCAAACTGATATTATTGACTGCTAAAATTTCATTGAAATATTTTATAAGTAGATTTTGGAATGGTCTGATGACAGTATTTTCCATCAGTATCGATGCAGTCAACAATTCGTCTGCATTGTTACCAAAACCAGTTTGGTCTTTAATTCCCAACAACATCGGTGAAATGATTCTGTGACCAACCATAATCTTTCTCATCGTTTCATCTGCCAAAAATTGGTATTGATTGTGAGCATCACTCAATTGAACTGGGTCTATTGTAGCACCATAGTTGTTTGAGTCATTAAACGATAGGATGAACCGACCAGCGTTCGATGTCCCGCTAAATTTGTTTTGTATATTTCGTTCAATATCTCTCTGCTCGTCTTCGGTCGGTGTCCCATTGTTGAAATTGATAAGCATACTCGGACTCATTCCTTGTAAAATGTTGTTTAAGTGGTAGTTAGATACCTCCTCCTCGATTTCACAGTATTGCAAACAACCTTGAAAGTCAACTGGACTATAATAATAAAACCCAGTCTTGTATGGTTTGATATATAATATCTCTTCTCCACCGTTACCGAATCCGAATGCTGGAATTTCTGTCGGTTTGTTGGCTCTTGAAATTGTTGTCCAATCATCTGAATAAAAAAACACCTCAACTTCACCATCCTCATTGCATTTTCCAGACCTTAATGTTTCAACTGGAAAGTGATTGCACTCAACTATTCTGCTTTTATCGATTGAATAAACAACTTGGATTGCACATTGACCCATTGCTTTCAAATCATAGCACAATCTTTCAGTTGTATCGTTGTCAAACAACAACATTGCTTGTGCATAGTCTTCTGGTTTAAGTGCTTTGTCACTTGCATCAAGACCTTTGCCAAATATCATCTGACTGATTCCGTTTACAATTGCGTTGTTTGTTGGTGAACCATTTATTCTGTCTTGTAAGTAACCAAAATAGTTGTTGTCTTCACCGTATGAGACCCAATCTTGATTCTTTACTTCGACAATCTTTGGCGATGTATAGGTTGCAAGATTTATGACTCCTATTCCTCCGGTATTTTTATCTTTTTTCTTTTGCATTATATTGTGATATAATTATTATTGTCAATCGATGTCGATGTGTATTGACTATTATTGATTGAATAAGTGCTTTGTGATTGATTTGTGACAAAAACTCTGTCTTTGTATATAACTACATTGCTCACGTTAAAATAAGCCTTTAAAACGTAAAAAGTGTTTTCTTGTAAAAAAGACAAAGTTGTATTTGTAACGTAATAAATATCATTTACCGATGCTCGTGTCGTTACCGTTCTTGTAGTTACAACCTTTGTTGTTTCATTTGTAAATTCTAAAATAATATTATTAGCACTCAAATCAACTTGCTGAATTGGAATGATAGGAAATGTCTGTGATGCCGATGTAGTTAATATAATCATACCAATATAACGAGTATTTATATTTTTTTGTAAAAAAAAAGCACCCAACTAATTGAGTGCTTAATTTGACCGAGTTACCTCAATCCCTTTTTTTCAGTACATCCCTATACTGGTGTTATCTGTGTTGGAGTTGTTGCTCCTCCAGCAATTCTTGCAGTTACTAATGAAGCAGTAACAAATTGAGACATCAAAGGCTCTTGTGCAGATATGGTCAAAGTGTAACCATTTAAATCTCCAAGTGCAACTCCAGAACTAATGCTTCCAGTTGTTGTTGTTCCTCTTGTCATACCTACTGAAAGGTAGTTTCCGTTGTTATCTAATACAAAAACGTGTGGTCTGGTAGCAATTAATTTTTGCAATTCAACTTGTGTTAATGGGTCTAATTTAGTAAGCACCAATGTAAGTGATTGCTCGTAAAAAGTTGTCCCATTGTCATCACTTGAATTGATTGTTTGCTCTAATCCAGATGCACTCTTTACATCGTATTGATAAAGAGAATAAGTAGAACTTGCAAAAGCAGTCACATATCCAGTTGCTCCTATTGTAGCAGTTCCCAAAGTTCCGTAATCTGCAAAGAATACTTTTTGGATTCCTCCAACGGCATCTTTACACGCTAATTTCCGACCGGTAGTCATCAAGCATCCCATATAAATTTTTTTTTAAATTATTGTAAATCAGTTAATTAGAAAATAAAGAGGCAAATTAATGCCTCTCTATCTCAAAAATATTATAGTGATGAGAATACTACTGAATCAGCACCAAATCCAACTTGAAGTCCTTGTGTCCATCTCATTATGAATCTTACATTTTTACTTCCGTCGATGTCTTGTAAATCAATGGTTTTCAAAAGGTTATAATCGTCGAGCAAACCAGTTCCAAAGTAAAGATTTTCGATTGTAGTCAATACCATTGAGTTTCCAGAATCAACCAAGTTCAATCCGTTAGCAACAAAGATTTGAATACCCTCAAATGTAAGTGATGTTCCATTTGTGTACCAAGTTGCTCCTTGATTTGCGTAACCGTTTGAACCTAAACCACTTGCACCATAACCACCTAACGCAGAGATATATGCTTTAGCACATTTCTGTGACACAAACAGTCTCAAGTCTTCTCTTCCATAAAGGGCAGATGGTAATTTAGCAACAACGGCTTTCATTTGTGCAATTATTGTAGTTGAATCAACTGAAGCAGATGTTTCTTTGATTGCACCATCGTCAACCAATAATTTTGGGAAACCATTAGTTGCATTCCATAAAAAGTTTTCAGTATTTAATGCAACATCTTTCAATATTTTAGCAATAAAGAAATCAGAGAAACTTGCTGGCATCACACTAAATGCTGAATACCCCATTTCTATGGCAGACCAATCGCTTTCAAATGGAGTCTTGCAAAGTTGTAAATTTACTTGCTTTTCTGTCACTTGAAGAACTTTTTCAGATAAAGTTACAACTCCAGAATCATCGAAATCACAAGTTGCATCTTGAATGATATTTGAACTTGTAACAGTTTTTAAAACCTCTTTGTATTTTACGTTTGGTCTTACTGTAACCCCACCGTTTGCAATAGTATTTGCAGATAAAATCGCAGCTGAAATATATTTTCCAGCAAACTCTCCAGCATAAGTTGTGTTAATTGTGTTTACTGTGCTTAATTGTGTATTTTTCATTTTATTTTATGTTTTTAAATTATTGATTATGCTTCTGATGCCCAAACTCCTTGTCCTCCTTGAACATACCACGCAGTTAATGCCACTGCTTTGATAGTAACCCAGTCACCTCTTTTTGAAGTTGATTTTGTGTTAATCCAATCTTTGTTTACAGTTCCACTTGCTCTGTTCATAGAAGCAGTTGACCCAGTTACGAAAGGGAAACCACCATTAATACCATCTGTTGACGCTGGTGATAATGTGATGATGTTGTTTGCATCTGCTCCAGTGTTACGGAATGTAAATTCCAATCCTAAATTATCAGCAGTAATTGCCGGTAAAGTGATTATTAACGCATCAGTAGCAATAGAAAAGTCTTTAGTACTTCCGCCTTCTGAAATAGTTTGTGTTGTTGTTAATACGTTCGTTTGTCTTCTCTCACGAACTGCTTGATTTGAAATTGAATTTGCCATTTGTTTATTTTTTTAAATTTTATTTTTTATTTTAGATTGCTTTTACAAAAATTGTTGTTGAAACCAAATATGAGTTTGTTGTTCCACTCAATAAATAAGACATTGATGTTGTGTTATTTGTCGGTGCAAAATTTGACCCTATATCGTTGATTACTGCATAAGCAGTTACAGTTGCAGTTGATAAATAATCTGCCGTTAAAATTGCAGAAACTGCCGTATTTGTAGCACTTACTATTGCAGTCATTGAAGCACTTGCAGTTGATGCTACATTTCCACTTACTGCTATTGGAATCACTACATCATATCTGTAATGAAAATCTGTTATTGCAGTTACTGTTGGTCTTGTATATCCAGATGGTATTCTATCGTCTGGTATTGCGTTCTGTGTTCCGTTTAAAGTAATTGCCATTTTTCTTAATTATTAAATGATGCTAATTTTGCATATATTAACTCTTCTGCTGACATATAAGCATTTGTTTTTGACTCCTTGCTTAATTTAGTTTCGTTTGGTTTGTGAGTTAATGGCTTTTTTGCAGACACACTTGAAAGAGTTTCTTTCATCATTGAATGTGCAGTTATAACCTCATCAAGTTTTGCTTGTAATTCATCAATTTTAGGTTGCATTGCTTCCATTACTTTTGCAATTACTTCTTCAATTGTTGGAGGAACTTCTGCCAACTCTTCAACCACTGTTTCTTCTGTAGTTTCTTCAACTACTTCTGTAGTCAATTCCTCTTCAATAATTTCTGTTTCAGTAGTTGCCAATTCCCCAATCACTCCGATTTCGGTAACGTATAATTTCGTTCCGTCTGCCATAATGTACTCGCCTATTTCAAGCGGTGTTTTAGTTTCGCCATCAATTGCAAAGATTGGCTCTCCAACTGCAAATGAATCCGCTTCAACTACTGTTCCATTTTCAAGAGTCATTTGCTCTAATTCCACTTTCTTGGAAAGCAACGCATTTATTCTTGAAAGAATGTCTGTGTTTTTCATATTATTAATTTTTTTTGAATTCATTATTATAACGGAATGTTATATTTATTTTGCATTTTTAATGTGCGTATTTTTGTCTTATAAGATTTCGTTCATCCAAAATGTATTGAGGAATTTCCTCACCAATATCTTGTTTGCGTATAAAATACCAATCAGTTTTCAAAAGTTCATTGTAACAAGCCAAATCTTTTTGTTTGTTTTCTTCTATTTTTGCTTCTGCTAATTCTGCTGGAGTTGCACCCTCTGTCCAAACATTATTTATAAATTTAGGTTTTACAAATAATTCACTGTATGGTACATTTGTCCATAAGTTATCATTTGGCTCTGCACCAGTTAATCCGATAAAATAAAAATCTGTATTATATCTGTAATAAGTCATATTTATGGTATTTCAAAAGTTATTGTTCCTCTAATTGTTTTTGTTCCACTTGCAGTAAAATTAGCAAGAGCAGATATTGTTGCATAATAAGTAGCTGATAATAAATTAGATGCATTTGATACAAGTGCATTTGCAATAATTGTTAAAGCATTATTAACCCCGAGGCAAAGTAAATTAACTTGGGAACCAGTATTATTATTAAATGGTAATGTTAAAGTTGTAGTTGTACTATTTGATGTCCCACTTATATGAAAATAAACAGTAATCTTTTTATTAATAACAATATATCTTATAATTTGTGTCGTAAAACTTGACCATCCTACAATTGTAGAAGTAGCTGAATAATCAATCCATACTGGTATTATTTGTTTACCATCTAATTGAGTTTGAATTGAACTTGTAACATTATCAAGATATCCTATTTCGGTATTTGTAACATTTCCTATTGATGTTGTACTTGGTAATACTACTGTACCCGTAAATGTAGGTGATTCTTTGTCTGCTTTTGATGCATCTAATCCGCTATATTGCGTGTTTGTAGCATTGTCACCAGTATTTGAACCGCTCAGTGTAGTAATACCTAATTTTGACCTAATAAATGTTGCAGTTAATTCCTTGTTTTTCCAAAGTTGAGTTGCACTTTCATATTGCAAAAAATCTTCATTTGCTTCTGCATTTATATACACGTTATGAAGTTCGTCAAGTCCCCAACTGTTCATAACTTTTACAAAAATTTTGCCTTGATTTACGTGTCTATATTCAACGTAACCCATAACTACAATGTGACCATTTGAACCGTTTGGTTTTACGTTTGTAAGTTTACCAGCAGTTGTAGGTGAAAGATATAATACATCACCATCTGCCCAAGTTTCTCCTTGAAGACTTCCAGTAGTATTGACATCCAATAATTGACCCATAGTAATGATAAATCCCTCTTGATTTGTTGCTATATCTTCACAAACCAATCCAATAGTATCTACACTATTTGCATCATTATTTGCTCTTGCTAATTCAACTGATAATCTTTGACCAGTTGCACCGCTTATTTTTACTGCTTCATAATTGGCTCTTAATAGTGTTTTATTTGGACTTACTTTGTTTACTATTCTTGCAACTAAATCAACTCCATTTTTTAATATAACATTTGCACCTTTCAAAGTAGTTTCTAAAATACCTAAACTATTATTCCATTGTGTTGTAGTTTCTATTGCAGATTGTGTTGGTGATTGGTCAAATTGTAATTGCCCAAGAGTTGCTCCAAATTCACCCATATTTACATTTGCAGTTGCTCCAACATAAGGAACAAAATTCTCTGGTGCTAAAATTGTTGGTTTATTTAAAATTAAAGCACTTCCGCTTGTTGCGTTCCAATCTGAATTGACTTGTG